CTCCTTCACTTCAGCTTCAGTCGCACCACCTACCCTTATTGTAGCGACAGTTGCATACTTGGATAAACGTCTCTTGATGTGAGTTGCCGGAGCACTGTTTGGATCCAATTTAACTTCATTGTACTTCTGCTTTAAGCCAGCCACCATATCTTCCAGTTCTGCAGTATACTTGTCTTCGAATGGGAACAAGATCAACTCGTTCTTAGTAGCTATGAATTTCTCAACGGTACCAAAGTTAGCCGAAACAAATCCCTTTAAAGGAAATTGGGTACTACCATCCACACTTAGAATATCTGCTCCTGTTAGGTAAGCTAAATCCTTTAGTATCTCAGTACGAAATGTAGCAAATCCTTCGGCTTCGGCTAGAACAACTCTAAGCTTACCTCTACCATTGTTAATGTTTACCACTCTGATAACAGACTCGGAAAACTCTTTTGCAATAATGATAACCGGGAAGGTAGCTTTGCTAACATTCTGTAGTATTGCTTCGATTTCATACACTTCTTTGACAGATCCGTCGATAAGCACCACACTCGCGGCCTCATCAGCAACGCTTATATTGGTAAGGACGCGTGTCTCAAGAGAAGCTCCGTTGGTAGTAATAACAGATGACGTTATGTCATCGGTAACTTCTACGTTTATAATACCATCTGCGCCGGCATGTTTAACAGCTTCTGCAACTAGTTTTATAACAGACTGGTCACCATTACTTGATATACTGATAACAGACTTCAACAATTCCGAGTCTTTCTCAATCATCATCTTGGTATTGTCCAGATACTCAGTCACATCATCGATAGCCATCTCGAAAGCGTCAAAGAAATCTTTCTTAGATTTAACTCTTTTTAGTGTATTTATACCTCCGATAACCATGCTACCTACTAGTAATGTGGATGTGGTTGTTCCATCTCCAACAGTAGTCGCAGTCTTTCTCGCTGATTCTTTTATTAGAGATACTATTGCTTCTTTAGCTGGGCTGTCATAGTGTATGCTTTCGCTTACAGTTACACCGTCTTTAGTTACATGAGGAACCGCAGCTCCAGTAACTATTATGACATTCTTACCGCCCGGGCCTAATGTACTGCATACAGCATTACAGAATTCCATCACAGTATCAACAATTATACTCTCTGTGTCGTTAATAATTTTATTCTTTCCCATTTAATCTGGTCGATTTATATCTGTGACGATAGGGAATCTAAGCTTTCCATCATTGGTTAATCCAAAGTACCTGACGGTAGCTATTACTCCAACAAGTGTCTCGGCGTCATTAAGTAATCCACGGCAATATCCATGGGTACCTCTGATACCACAGCCAACGGATTCCCCGTTAACATCAACCCTTATTGAACCAGCTATCTCAGCACGGTTACCCTTACCACATAGAACTTCTAATATGGTGAATTCAGCATCATCAAAGATTTTGATTTTTATTAAACTCTTGCTGCGTTTGTTAAGATACACAGCAGTAGGGATACGTACTATACTTCCTTCGTAACCATCCTCGAGGTTTTTATCGAGTGCGGCCTGATAGTCAGCAATATTATTAACAAGAGCCCATCTTACAACGTGGATCTTATCAATATTCAATGGTTTTAGATTCTTATCCAACCATTCCTTCCTCTCAAGGTTTGTCATGTTAGGGTTCTCACTGTCGTACATATCATAGACATGGTACTCAGCAATAGACTCAGCAGCGACAAGCTCTTCTGGAGTGGGTTTCTCTTTTCGGAAAGCACTCATCAGCGCCTGGAAGTCATCATGGTAAGCATGGTTATACAGTTCACCGTCGAGTGTTATGCTAGGATATGCCTCATGAAAATCACGTAGATTTCTATGAATCAGCCCGGCCGCTGCGATTGGTTTACCTTTCCTTGAATGTTGTGTATCGATTTGGTCCACCATACGCATACCATCAAGTTTAGGATCGAGGATAACTTCCTTATCGTCAGTCATTTCCCATTTCACATCGATATCTTTTTCTGCTAGCATTGGTGAGAAGTATTTATGACGACACTCTTGAACCTCGCTCATTGTACCCGAGTAATGCTCTAGATTTATCTTCTTAGTGTACTTAGCTAGTACTTCTGCAGCAGCTTGTTCTTCAGGAGATGTCTCATTGGTTTTACCCACATTCTTAGGTTTACACGTAGTCCAATCGGTGGTAACTTTTGCACCATCGATCAAACCCGTAATAGTTCGATAAGAACCCCCAGATATTTCCATCTGAAAAGTCCTTATCTTACCCTTTGAATCTTGTTTATAAAGGACGGTACCTAGCATTATCTTGCTTTTGAACCGTAGTTAATAGGAGTATCGATCACCATAGGTAAACCGTTTCTCTCCACAATCATTAACCACCCGGATAGGGATCCGAGCCCTAGACGATCAGCATAGTCATCTGTAGGAGCAAATGCAGGACAGTGCATCTTACGATACCCAGCCGTATCATCATCTTTACTCAAAATACGAGAATGAAAGTGTCCTTCCAGAATCATATTGAATTTCTCCTGACTTCCCAGTTTCCATGCGATCTTATCAGCTGACTTCTTATCGAGTCCTTGATCTCCGTGGAGATTGATGAACACGATATTACCGCGATCCAACACAGTTTTGTGGTTGGTATGGATAACATCAACCGATGGTAAAGCAAACTTCAACATATAGAACAACAGTTTAGCTGCTTCATTCGATTCTTCCAGCTCTTTGTCGGCCATAGCGCGATCATGATTACCGGAAACTGACATTACAGTCACTAGATTATTAATCTTACCGCAGAACTCAAGTAATAACTCGAATGGTTTGGTAACGGAGTTAGCACCCCAGGCACCGGGCTCAATGGTTTTCCACATGTTAGCGTGGTTTACTCCTGAGAAGGTATGAATGGTATCACCTAAGAAAGAGATACATACGTTCTTGGCGCCCATAGCATTAATGTCACCGGCGATTTCATCCAACTTGGTACGTGCAATCTCGTAGTTAAAGATAGGTAGATTGAGACCAAGGTGCAAGTCGGTTATTATAGCCGTCAGAAACTCAGTTTCATGTCTGTAGGTTGCACCAGTAGTTACTGGTATCACAGGTTTGGCTACGGTTAAGTTCTTAACATTAGCGACAACATCTTTTAAGAATGCGTCGTGTTTAAGATTCTTGTTTGAAAACTCAACGTAAGCTTTCTTATAGGCCCTAACCAAGGCCTCCAACGCTGCAGAGTCAGTTTCTTTTACAACATCCAGTAAGGACGATGCGTTATCAACTGTAACCGCGTATATATCTTCCTTTTCCATGAACTCATCGGTGAAAGGACCAAACGGTTCGGAATCTTTGGTAAGATTGAGTTTTGTCATTAATGCATTTAGATTATTAACATCCAATCTCATGTTGGACATTATCTGAGTTTTAGTTAAATTCAATCCCTTTCTGGAATAGGCGCAGAATACTCTATCGACTAGTTGAACGCTGTAATTATAGTCATTCTTTCCAACAGATATTTTATATACCAGGTCTTCTACTTCAAATTGATCTGTAGACATTGTCTCACTGGATATCTGATCGTAAATAGATTTAAGAACACTTACTTCGTCGAAGTTCTCATCCTCAATATCTTCATCCTCATCTTCGATAAGTTCATCGGTCGGCAGATCTTCATCCTCATTCTCACCGGCTTCGATAGCTGCTTTAAGAGTTTCTTGGTATGGTGTACCAATCTCACCGGATATTTCTTCAATGATATCACAATTAAGCTCTTCGTTGATTTCTTCATCAGAAGGCCCTCTCTCTACGAAAGTACGGATACGTACATTACCTTCAGAATCAGCAGTGAGTTCTGTAGTAATTTCGGTAGCTTCCTTGACCTCTCCTATGAAACCACGTATTGTGCGGTGTGATTTACCTGTAATAGCATTATCTTCCATGATCCTATCAGCTAGTTTCGTAGCATTAAGTGTAGGATGCTCTTCAATATATTCTACTATTACTTTCTTTATGTTTTCTTTCATTATGCCGCTAATTTTTCCATAATTAACCTGATTATTTCAGGTCTATCGTTTTTAAATAACGATTCCATCTCTGGAAACATTGTTTTTACTAGGGCTAATCCTTCTTCGATACTATGATTCTTGATGTAATCGCTGATATCTTTATCGAGAACTTTTAGTTTTCCATTTATAAGTACTTGATCCTGACTTATCCAACGGACTGTGAACCCCTGACCTTCCAATCGTTCGGCAGCTTCAATACCAGCCGGGTCATAATCCATGACCACAAAGATATTCTTGTACTTCTTCTTTAAAGACTCCACCAGTTCATCTGGAAAATGCCATGCTTCACCTTGAGGGGCTATGACATCGCAGTTTATAAGAGCATAGAAGCACATTATATCCTTTAAACTTTTAGTGATTATAAGGTTTTCATGGCCTTCAACTTGTTCCATACCAAATAAGTAATGTCCCGGACAAGTGTTCCTCCATTTAAATTCATCTTCTTCTGGGCAGTATAGTTTGACCTTATCGTACACGACGTAAACGAACGCTAATTCAGTGCGTTTGAATTCGTACTTGATAGAATAGTCTTCACCAAGTAGGTATTGGACGCTTCGAACATTGAACTTCTTCAATATCTCTTCGTCGATACCATATCGGGCCCACCAGAGCAAGTCTCTTCTTGTGAACGGTCTAGACTTGAAGAGTATTTCCTTCTTAAGTTTAGCTGATTCATAATCGATGACCCTCTTCTCATGGGTAACCTTCTGAGTCCCAAATAACCCTAAACCTAGTTCGGAGTCAATGAATTTAATAATTTCGAATCGATTGTTTAACACAAGGCCATGATGAAAGTGTGCAAAGCGCTGAGTAAAGGTAAATACATTACCAAAGCCTCCAGCAAAATCTTTCCACCATACTTCATCAGGCCTGATATCATCTAATTCAGTTGGTACATAGAGTGAAAATGAGGCCCTTGAATCATCCTCGCGAAGAGGACTATTAATAGGTTGCCCAAGTTCAAGCTCTACTCCCAACAATTCACAGTAAATATCAAAGTCAGTAATTTCGTCAAGCAGTTTGTCAGTCAATGATTTCTTACTGGAAACATATTCACGAAATAAATTTGACATAAGGGTTTAAGGTATTGGAACATTATTTAATGTAGCTATAAGCATATCAGCTTCATTAACTGATTGATATGCAAGTACCTCCGCGGAAATACTCTCATACGTAGGTGAACCAGTTTTACCTGTAAGTAACATTAAAGCAAAGTACTCACGTTTAGTAAGTGGTTGTTTTTCCTCTGAGTTACCATTTTCAGGATAAACAAAGTTTAATGTTAGGTTTCTTACAGCACCAGTATTATCCTCATATGAGCCACCTATCTGAGTTGGATGAGGGGCAAATGCTGGATCTGTTGCTATGGTAGCCATTGACTATAGATTAGCAAATGTGGGAGCAGATCCAACAACTTTCTCAGCTGGTGCAGCACCTACAGCATCCGGTTCGGCTTGTGTTGGTCTTTCTTCAGACTGAGCTTTGGTATAAATCGCTTGTTCTTGTGCAGTCACTTCCGGTAAAGACTCTTCTGAATCCATTGGCAGGATCCATCCGGCTTCTCTTCCCATTTCCAGGAAACCTTTTTTGTTAGAAATGATTTTACACTGTAGAAGAGGGCAAGCATCTCCTATCTTACCGTCCACAGAAGCTTTGAACGCTGTCTGGAATCCGTCTTGTATCGCTTTACAGTTCTTTTTGGTTGCTAAAAACTGTTTGGTAATAACCAGATCCTCTAGGTCAGCAGTATCTGCAAACACTGTTAAGAATTCCGCGACGTCTCCACCAATAGCTTCAACAATAGCTACCATGGTAGTTAATTGGTCGGCATAATTAGATAGAGTAAAGTCACTGGTCGGATCCAAGTTCCAGAAGCTACTCTCAAATTTAGCTTTTACAACTCTTGTTACAGGATCGATTTGATTGAAGGTAATAAAGGTGTTTGCTTTGATAGCAGCCTCTTTACCTTTACGCTCTTCGAAATCTACAGCCGATATGATAATATTGGTATTATGACCGAAGGTCAGGGAAGCTCTTACAGGCTTCGATTCAACATATGTTCTGAATAAATTACTCATGGTTCGAAATTAAAAGATTAAATGGTATCCATTGAAGGAGCACCTAACTTAGCAGCAACATTACCGCTTTTTGAATGGGTTTTTAATTCCGAGTTGGAATATTTAAGGGTAGTTTCTCCATCTCCCATCAACTCACATATCATACCATATTTTGGTAATTCAACATTCGTACCTTTAACGTCGGTAGTCAGTTTGAGGTGAAGAAGCGGACCGGAAGTACCAACGAAAGGATCGACAGCTGCTTTGAAAGCATCCTTTAGGTTAGTCATCAGGGTTGCTACATCCTTTGGTTTCCACTTGTAGTCTTTGATCTCCTCTACAGTTGTTACACCGAATTCATCAAATATGTTCTCGAAATGAGTAAAGAGCTCGTCCTTAGTCATATAACATTCGAGTATACCGGCTATTTGAGCGCAAAACTCGAGCATGTTGTCCTGAAAATATTTATTTCCAACCGGGTCAAGTTTCCACCAACTAACTTCTATATCTTTCTTTTTCTTACGAGTCTTAGGATCGACCTCAGCGAAAGTAATATACAGAAACTTCTTTGATGGTGTCCCATTAGAACGCCTTTCTTCAGTATCCACTCCTGTGATCACAATATTAGGGTGGATTCCCTTACTCATTTTTGAGACATTTACTCTGGAGAGTAACGCCATCACGTCTTGTCTTGCCATTTTATATAAAAATTTGTTATTAACCTATTTATTTAAGTTACAACAATTTAAATTAATCTACTACTAATTCTATATCACCATCTTCAGTGATATTAACCTCTCTGGAGTTACCTCCCATACCTTCCGCAACATCATTCATTTCGATGTCGGAGTACATGCCCAGTAGAACTTCAGGAAACAACGCTCTTACAGCATAGCTTAAGCAACGTGCTCTCATCATTTCTTTAGGGTACTTTTTCCAATTGGATTTCTCAGTGTAACCGGCTAAGGTCATCTGATTCCAAGTTATAGAGAAGGAAGTTTCCATAACAGATTCGGTAATTGTGGACTTCCAATAAAACTTAAATGTAGTTTTCTTGTCTCCAGTTGCTTTTCCACCAGCATCGTTTACTGGGGCAAAGTCATCAACTATAGTCCATTCCACTTTGTGTTTCTTCAACATCGCACCTAACATCGACGAACTGATTACCGGCCGACCAGCAATGATATGAATATTATTCAATGCAATATGAGGAGTCAATCCCAACTCTTTGCCGTGCTGAACAATAGTTATCACCTGTTCTGGCTCACTAATACTATCAGGAAGTAATCCCGAATCTATAATAGTTGAGGCCCACTTTTTCATCTCGTCTATATTGGCGAATCCAGTTAATTTAACTGGGGTCTCGTCGATAGCATTTAAAGTTGCTAATTCTTTTCCCATTTTGACTTATAAAGTTGTTAGACAAAATCTAATTTACTTTACTTTAAATAAGTCAAATTAAATACTATGGTTTAAAACTTCCAGCAAACCAAGCTTCATATACACCCCTAGGATCTGCTAGATAGGCTGCTATGTCCTTCACTAGGGTTTCCTTCGTTTCGATTGCGAACCTCTGACATCCCACAGTAACCAAGAAACCAAAATTAAGTGGTTCTATATTGATGTTAAACATCTCACTGTTAGATACGGGGTAACTCTCCCTGTCCCTTCCTGTGCGAGTAGGGATGTCATTTGGCATTGGGTATCCTGTACCAGCTGCATTAGCTGTAGCACCTACCGGGTAGGTAGAACATTCTTCGATACAATCGCTCTCTCTATCACTCATCTTCTTCTTTATTATCCATACATTTGTAGTACGGAGATTTGTTCGGCAGTAAGATAAACATCTTAGTGTCGTCAAAGCTGGATATGTCCTTCTCATCCTGAAGCTCTATCATAAACCCATTACCAGCTAAGAATAGGATTATATTTGATATGAGATCAGACCCCTCTGTGTTTCTAATAATAGTCCAAGTCCTGAGGGTATTCATTCCTGATTTACCTCCGACGTACAGACTCTTACTATTAATGTATAGGGGATCGCGTTCAGCTATTGGGTTATAGATTTCAATGCCACGATGACAATTACTAAACTTACCCAAATGGCTCTGTTGTGGTTCTGTATCCCTGTTCCCACGTACGATAGGTATGTGAGGGGGCGCTACAATAGTAATAGCTATACTGGCCTTGTTAAGGATCTGTTGGATTAACTTATCCATCCTCTCTTCAAGACCTTTACCACTGGTTCTAACAAACCCATCATCTTCTTCTACAAGGTGTTCTGCCGAATCTATTACAACCATGAAATGACCTAAGTCCTCATGTTTGCTTTGAAAGTCGGCCCACTCTGCCATTATAAGATTATGGATCTCTGTGGGCTTTTTGGGCCCAGATATGATTTCCAATTCCTTACCGATAACCAGATCAAAGAATTCCCCGGCTTGCTCTAAAGCATCTAAGGATTCAGCACTCTGGTCAATATCGAACAATCTACTAGGCTTACTATTCAATGTTGGAATATCGAGGTGAACCCCGTGTGTTAGCTTAGAATAATGACATATCAGCTGTTGAAAGCATTTAAATTCATTATTGGATAGATTGAAGTAAAGAATCTTCAAAGGTGGCTGCTCGTCTTCAGGTGTAATATACCACTGAATAAGAGGGCCGAGAATATAGTTTTGATTAACAAACGATGAAGTACCTGCACCATGATTACCTATCACGGCTGTGTATAACCCTTTGTTAATGTTTCCTACAATACGGTTTAGTTTGGGCATTAACGGCATACTAAAGCCGGCATCCCTATGACCAAGGTCGTATTGCATTTTTGTGATCACGTCACCAAATGAGTACTTCATCATGATATTGTATCTACTATGTTATTATCAACCATTATCTGTTGGCGTTTAGCAGCTTTCTTCTCTGCAGCTTTGACTTTATCTAGCGCGTAGTCGTACCATGAATCATACCTCATCATGAATTTATCAGAGGTAGTCATGAAGCAAGTGCCGGCATTAATATCCACAGCATCAAGTACTGCATAATAAGCACCAGCTAGAAATATTCCGATATCCTTCTTACGATAGATGTCATGAAATTTCTTAGCATTGCTAACGGTTGGTACCCAGCGTTTTACACCGTCAAATCCAACTTTAAAGTGTCTAGTCCAGTTCTGCATGCCACCACTAGTCCTGTCAGGGAATAGAAATCTGAACACTACGAAATACCTGGCTACAGTCTTATCCCCACTAAAGTACTTATTCGCGTACATTGTGATGAGTTCGTCCTTGTCCATGTCTTCCGGCACCAATTCTTTCTCAAGTTTATGGGCTAGATCCAGGTGGGATATCTCACATTTAGGTACTGATTCAAACTCCATCTGCATTACAGTTTGTACTGCAGGTTTGTTTTTAAACAGTACTCCTTCGTTCACAGTATCATCCAGTAAGAGAATGCTTTTCAGCATTAGTGGGTTCTTCTCAGTTATAGACAATGTATGTGTCATCGAACAGAAACTACGCAATATAGCAATAACCTCTCTTTCAGTTAGTCCATGGGTAATCATCAGATCATCCACTTCCATTAATACGTCAGTTAAAGATTTTTTATCCATATTATTTAGCCCATTTTGTTAATATTTTCGACTCCACACCTAAGTACCCTTTACCAAGGAATATCTCTCCGGCTTCTATCATACACTCTTCCTGCACCTGTAACATATAATCAGCTATGTCCTTATGACAAGATGACAGTATTTCATCATGAACTGGTAGATGTATTCTAGCTTGTAATTTCTCACGTTTGATGCGTTCAGCAAGCTTGATAAGAGCAATCTTCAGCATAGTCGCATTGGTCTCTTGGATACCGAAATTCATACCCTCTCTACCAATTGCATCTTTTTCACCTTGATTCTCCGGAACATGAAAGAACCTAATTCTGCCTGTGGGCATCATACTTCTAATGAAGTTGTTTTCCATAGAGAACTTTTTAGATCCTTCAAAGAACGACTTAAGGGATGGAAAAGCTTCGAAGAACTTCTCTATCAACTCTTTAGCTTCTTCTTTTGAGATGTCCAATCGTTCAGCAAGACCATGATAAGACAGTCCATACGCTAATCCAAAGGTAATTGATTTCGAAAACTTCCTCAATTTCAAGTGTTCGGGGCAGGTACATAAGGCACCGGTAGCCATTTGAACACAACCTGGTTCTGCTAAACTAGCCCACTTATCCTTAAATACTAACGAAGCAGACATAGAGTGTAAGTCTTTACCCTGCGTTATAGCATCTAAGAAAGCTTTTTCACCTGCCGCGTACGACATAATCACTACTTCAGCACTGGCATAATCCGAGTCTACGAATACCCAATCGTCTTCAGGTGGTAGGAACGCATTTCTGAACTTAGAGTCAGCTGGTATCTGTAATAGAATACCAAAAGAAATCCTACCAGTATTTAGTATTTGTTTACACCCATACGGTGCAACCATACCATCCCTACGTACATATTTCTCTAGAAAAGACTCCCCATAGGAAGTTACTCTTTTTTGAGCTGATGTGTACTTCTTAAACTGATTTATCAATGCATTTTTAGTGATCCTGTTAAGGCTCTTTGCGTTGGTGTCAGTAAGATTTGGGTAATAATGATTGAAGATTAGTAGCTTATGTTGGTTGGAGTTCCAATTAATCAGTATTGTGCCGGCTGGAACGAACATTCCGTTGTCTAATAGCCATTGTTTGTGTTTCGATACAAGGATACTATTGATATCATTGTATGATCGACTCATGAAGTGGTTTAAGCAATCGATTTCATCCTGTGTTAGCTTGTCGATATTATCTTTGAACCATGCTTTTACAGCCGGCTTTGTGGATAAATCGTTTGGCATAGATGGAATCAACTGAGAAAGTAGAAGTTTACGTTGAGAAGAGGAGTTCCAATTAACTTTGAATTCTTCTGTCGGTTGTATTAGATACTCACCAAGTGCGTTTTCATCGCTTTTAAGACTCCTAACTAGTTTTGGATCCGCAAGTATCTCTTTGTTGAGATCAATCAATATAGCGTCTCTATCGGCTACCAGTTGGGCTGCTACACCTAACCAGTGTTTGTCATCGAAGCGCATACCAGTTAATTCCATGTCAGCGTATACCGTTACAACCCGTCTCTCTACCGTATCATACAAATACCATAGTTCATACTCCCGAAGAAGTCCTGCTAAATGATCTGCTAGTTCCCCGAGGAACATGACATCCACCGCACCATAAATGATCTGCTCTTCAGTAAGCGGTTCTTCTGTAAACGTGGTCTGCTCAGTTTTATCAATTCTTATATTGAGAAAACGTTCCAGACAACCATTAAGACTGTGATAGCCTTTAGGTAACTTTAGACCGGTATTCAATACTTGACTCATCAACATCGTGTCGTGTACATTACATAAGGATACTCCTAGAGCATTCTTAAGTACAATGTAGTCAAACTTCGAGTTGTGTAGAAAGAATGTCTTAAACTCAGCTCCTAACACTAACTTCAACAAACTAATCCATTCGTCAGTAAGGCCAGTGAATTCAAATAACCATTGATCCTCTCCGTCCATACTACCTAACTGTAATACCAGTAGCTTTCTGTCCTGATGTGCATCCGGAGAATCTTTCGTCATAGTTGTTTCACTATCCAACTGTAGGTTATCGTGATGGTTTATCCAATGAACAAACTCATCATAATTACCCGGTACGATATCACTACTCTCTAGATTATCCCAATGATAACACTGCGGTCTACTAGTTACTAAGTGGATCATAGAGTTCCTCCATATCATCCATTGGGGCCTGACTAAACTGGAAATCCACTTTATTCGACAGGGCCAATTTTGCTTCTGGGGAATCCGGTGCAAACTTCACAGTTTCAAACTTAGGAGGCTTACTGGAACGATTAAAACCAGCCTTTAGAGCTGCATTGAGGAAAGCAGTTTTACTTTCATTCAACTCAAGTCCTTCCGGCACTATCACCATATCTTCTTTTACAAGATACATTCCATACAGAGGGAACTCATACTCATTAGATTCCTGATTAAACGTCGCCGTTATACCACGAAAATTGGCTTTATGTTTTCTGTACAGTCCTGATTTTAAGAGGGTTAGTTTATTCTTTGAGACAAATGGAAAAATAGGGTAAGTATCATCATTATACTTATCATTCAATTGTGCAAATTCTTTATTCATTTTGGTTTATTTAAGACTGCTCTGTATTAAGTTTACAAGCTTGGACTGAAAGTTTAGCAACTCTTCTGCTTTTATAAATTCCAATTCTTCCCGAGGGAGCTGTTCAACATTTATACAAATTAGTTTACTTGAGTTCTCATCGTAATCAAACGATGCTAAAATTAAATCACCCTTGACCGGAAGATCGGTTTCGGTGATATGTTCTGAAAATATTGCCCCATATAAAAAGTTCGACTTCACAACGTCAAATGGGACAACTGGACTAGCATTCAGTAGGTCTAGTATATTCTGAAGTCCTTCTGGAGTTGTTACTCTCAAAGGAACTAGATATCTAGGATAATCATCGTTTATAAGGCTGTTTTCAGTTACAGTATATCCTACCCTAACCATATAAACACCTGGCTTAGTCACAAGTTGATAGTTCTTTAACAAACCACTGTGAAAGATTGCATTACTCATCTTGATCGTGTTCTCGTCTACGCGTAATAGCTCTATCAGAAAAATACATAGCAATTATTATAGCAGACCAAAAGCAGATACTGAACACTAGTGTAATTGCGTTAGCTACCATTGTTTTTAGATTTATGGTTCTTAGCCCATTCCTGTACAAACCACAGCTGACCACATCCACCGCCGATATCATCTTGACCTGCCGGGTTAAATACTCTTGTCGAATACCCTACTGCAGCCATCCTAGATGCAAAATCAACTACCATAGCTACTTTCTCATCGATAGCATTCTTCATCGACTGGTCTTTCTCACAGATAACCGATAGCGTAACTTCCCATATTTCTGGATATAAGGCATTTGCTAGTCTGTCGACATCCTCTTGGGCATTATTACCCTCATGAACACAGTAATTAAAGAAAGGAGCTCTACCGGTTATAGTTTCCCATATAATACCTGCTTTCTTAATTGTTAGTAGTGTGGCAGTATTTGTAGGTATTAGTAACTTTCTTGCCTCATCGGTTGATTCGTGTACTGATACTTGAAGACCAATAGTAGGAATCTCTTTAGCAAGTCTACAAAAATCAAAGAATGTATCAGGAGATAGACTTCCTGGAAATGACGTACTAACAAGTAACTGAGCGTTGGGGTATACTTTGTATAAGATTATAATGGACTCTTTAAGTTGTCCATAGTTCAGAAAGGGTTCACCCATAGACATGAACATAATCTGAAACTTCTTAGATTTCGCGGGGTCAATACCAGTGTACGCTACTGCATGTGATATTTGCTGTACTATTTCAGCTGAAGTCAAGTTTCGTGTAAAGAATTTACCTGTACCACAGAATACACAACCAACAGGACACCCACTCTGAGTAGAACAGCATATTACTATACGTTCTTCATAAGTTGGGTACTTGTACAAGACTGCTTCTGCTACGGCATCTGTGGTTTCGAACACGAATTTAACCACATTTTCGTCTGTGCTAAGCACGGTTTTTATTGATTCAAACATTTAATTTAACTATTTTTGTTGTAAATAATCAGCTCCTTACGAGCCCGGGTCATTGCTACATACAAGGCCTGAAACCTCTGTTTCCATTCGATTGGTTTAACATCCATAATCTCTCCCTCACAAACATAGACTTTATTAAGTGTCTGTCCCTGCATTTTATCCAATACCTTTCAGTATAGGCTGGACTATACCATAATCCTTAAATTTCCAAATATATCCAAATGCTTTCTTAGTTTTACCTTTGCAACAACGTACAATATCCGATTGACGATTGTTTGGTAATCCAAGATATGCAATAGCAAGTGAAATAGTGTCAAAAACCTCAACACAATTCTGTTCATCGATACGAACAACACTGGGATACTTAGATATCCCTTTATTAAAGGGCGTTCTACCCTTAAGTCGTAATTTACTTTCTTCAGAAAATAACCTACCACTACTTGCTTTTGATAATTTTAGTTTTGTTTCTTTGCTGTGATACTTACCCTTCATAGGGTGAATGGCATTGGGTTTTGATAACCAATGACCATTAGTTTTTACTGACTCCCTCCAAGAACTAATCTGTGTTTCGGTTCTAGTTCTGCCCAAAGCATTTCTAGATAACTTATCCCTAACCAGTTGTTTATCTTCTGTAGATAGCATAGAAAAAGTATTTCCACCATCCCCTCCAGAAGTCATATTAGTTAGATTAAATCCCCACTGTAGTAGCTGGCTAATCCAATAACATTCTAATTGATATGCCTCTTCTTTTGTAGTACAAGAGTCTAACTCAATAATTATTGGTATTCCTACAGATTTTATCCACGATAATCGTTTATTCCATTTTCTAGTTTTAGATTCTGCTTCTACCACATTTTTTAAATGTGACTTAAGTCGTCTAGAAAGTGTTGTCTTGGTGTACCCAACATACCTAATCTCATTAGTTATTGGGTCTTCTAAAGTGTAAATGTAATATGTTTCCATACTACTATTATAGTAAAAACTAGTTGTATAAGCATAGAAATAATAAAGATTCCACCATTATAGTCTCTGAACCTTGAACTCTTAAAAGTCCCTTGGCTGCGGATTGTCCAATCTAATATCTTTTTACTGTACCTTTGGAGTTACCCATCGCCACATACTCATCACTGCGTATGTTTAGTAATATTAGCTTGAGGATATCCCCGCAATTTAGATGGTTTTATAAGGCCCATAGGATTAAGCCTTGTAAAGAGAAGTTGCATATGCATAATCAAACCTAGCAAACGACTGAAGGAATATATTGTACTCCCTCCATTGTCCGTATTCAGTACCCATTCTATAGAACCTCACTCGTTGTTTCTCATAGATATCTAGTGCCTCTGCAGTATTGAGCACAACAGGAATACCTGCATCCGGGGTAGCTATACCATCCAGTTGTAGATAAACACATGGCACACCAAACGGGCCCTTTTCAATCTTTGAGTTGATAACAGTAAGTATCTGACCGTTATAGATATAGCTAATAAAGTTAGATGAAAACCCGCCGTTGGAGATTACGATCTCGCCGTACTCGAATTGCTGACTCTTCTCACCGTAGATAACTTTTCTAACTGCATCGTTCAGTAGTTTTATTGTTGTGTTCTTGTATGCTAGGATCCTCGCATGATTTTTATCTCCGCGATATTTTTCTATATCATTCGCGACATTATCCACCATATGGTAGATGTTGCTCTCGAACTTAAACCCAGTACCACCGACCATTCTACCCTGTCTAGCGTATTCGTCGTCAAGTAGATACTTGTTAAAGATCTCATCGTGGTTTATCTTGCGGATTTCTTCGCGCACTCGAACAGCTAACTCACCTATAGGCCCCTCGAATCGCTGCGAAGTAGTTAACTCGGCCCCGATCTTATCGAAAAACTTAGATTGATGATCTTGCTTAACAGGTGGTAATTGATACGGATCTCCGACAACAATAAGATGGATACCCAATTCAATAACCTCACGCATTATGGAGTTGTATTCTCCATCGTCGATCATCGATACCTCATCCAGTAGTAGAATGTGTGCATCTCCGATCTTCTTCTTTCCGGCGCTTATAAAGCGTAACTCTTCGGAGTCTCCAGTAGCAACCTTACCCAGTAACTGGGCCACAGTATAACATACTCTAGGAGCAATAGACTCCGATAGTACATGTTTAGCCGCATGAGATATGGTACCACCGATAACGGTTCGTCTTTCACTAGCAAGTGTTTCCTTCAACATGTATGTCTTACCACTACCCGGGGGACCTGTCAAACAAAAGAAGTCACCAGGTGTTACGGGACTCTTTAAAAATGCTTTTATTCTAGCAGAAGCCTCTGCTTGTTCCTCTGTTAATGTAGATATCATACTATTACGAATTTACCACCACTGTTAAATGATACAGCAGCTAGCTTTGGATTATACGAACTCGAAACTATGTACAGTTTGATGTCAGCCGGGACATGTGTTATCGATAGATCTCCATCTGTAATTAGTATGATAGTTTTACCTGAGTACTTACCCATGTACCTACCCATACCAGCCCATCCTGTTGACCCTAACACCGGCTTTACCTTGTGTCCAATGTAACCTAATAGTTCCTCTTTTGTGTTGATAGTAAGCTCGCGCGAAGGTGCATTGAAGAATTCCAATACCTCTACACTAGTCATATTATCTACAAAAGAATCCATTAGAGAAAACATTACAGCCTTTACCATGGAGAAATACGTCGGGTGCACCGTGGTAGACCAGGATACATCGACCATTACAACCACACTATTATTCTGTTTTGTTTCGGTTTCTATTGTCTTGATTGTAAGCTTTTTAAGTGCGATATCACTGAGAAAAGAAGGCATAGCAAACCTATACTTCCTGACTTTATGTGCATCACTGACCTTACTCATCTTACTTCTCGATACCTTTTTCGTTGGATACAACTCACCTGATATCTGCTTTAACCCATTATAAAAATGAATCACATCATATACCTCTGGTGAAAGTACTATCTCGTTGACTGGTACTGATGTATCGACGCCTAGGAATTCTAGATACTCTTTGTTGATGGAGCTAAGATCATCTCGGTAATTAACCTGACTATCCGTAGTATCCAACATAACTGGAGCCTGGGATGAACCAACTCGCTCTAGGTCTCTGAGGTTAACCCTAGGACTGACAAGCTTAAGAAGGTTTACTGCGAATTCAATGAGGTCAAGTTTACGAACAACCTCATCGCTAAACATATTGTACAATGATATTAAAGTAGTACTGTATGATGTTGGTCGTACATCAATTGTCTCTTCGTGTATTAGATGACCGACCCGTATGGCCATGAGATCTCTTACAATAGGATAGGGTATATACCCTTGATAACCAACTCGTTCAGCTACAACATCTATCTCAAAATCTGATACGTTACGTACATATTTAGGAAGATTTATCATCGAAAATTGATTTCAGTTTATGTTCAGACTCAGTATCTAGATCCACAGTTATTTTGTACCTAAGTGAATGGTCGAAGTTCTTACACTCTTTTATGAATGTTAGTATATCAACTGCATTCTCTTGATGGTCCGCAGATAACTCGGATAGTTTAGCTGTTACGTAAGCTATTTCACTAATGGCACCAGTTATGGCACGCATGGTAGTTAATTGCTTAGATTGGATTTGTACAAACCACTCCCGGGCCTTAGCAAGAATAGAACCAACTTTTATCCTCTCAGTAACGAGCGAACAATAAGCTAGAATCTCACTTAGATCAAGGGTATCCAGCCCTTCTACCCAGCGTAATACAGACACGGTTTTGTGTACATCGATCAGGTCAGATGCATCCTTAACCATTCTAGGTGACACCATGGAACTTGTCCTAGATGCCATCTCGGCTAGTACATCATAAAGTAATGGATATGCTTTAACCTGTTCCGGTTTAATGATAGCTAGGAAGTTCGAATAACTCTCATGAGAATAATCACTCCACACCACTTTTACTCGGATCGGAAACCGTTCTTTGTAGAAAGCAGAAGAGGAATCATCGACACTCATATCGTCCGGGGACTTGTTGGTACATATTATCACCGAGCTTATCAGTGATTCAGTAAAGTATCCTCCTTGCCTTAGTCCACCCTCCGTTAAAACATCTTTCAATGCAGCAGCAGTAGACGGTCGCGCATCAAGAAACTCTTCTAGGATTAATACCCCGGGAGTTCTAAACACACTTCTATTGAATGCAAGTTCGTATACAGACTGTTCTGTAAGCTTTTTTATATCTGGTACACCAAGAAGAGCTTCTACTTCCATATCCTCATAACCAACTATGGTCGGAGCATTGACGTTTACAACACGTAGAAACTCTTTAACAACCTGTGATTTACCAAATCCACCCGGGCCATATAGTATGACATTCTTACCTGTAGAAGTGCCAACATACAGAGCCTCAACTACTTTATCCATACCGTAGTAATTAACAGCAACTTGTCGCTGAACCTCAGCTAGCGGAATGGCTAGTATTCTATCACGTATTGTTTTGATCACTTCATCTCTCATGGACTATAAATCTAGAAAGTCAGCATCATCACCTGCCGGGGTACTGTCATCAATAACCTCAAACTCTACTGGGTCTGGTACAACGAATCCGTCCGGGGCAACATCAAGCATACGCAATAAAGCATACTGTTGTTTGATATAAGCTCTCCATCCACCATTTGATTCTTCGAGTATACGTTTCTTAACAGCACCTGAAATGAACAATCGTTTCTGACGTTCTATCTGTTTATCACTAAGCAGGTTGAATTCGGCATTATTAGCACGAATATCGACTATATAATCATTCCATTCGGTTTCCAGATCAACACTAGGTGCCTTTTTAGCTTTCTTTTCTAACTCATCAAAATGGTTTTTATACATTCTAATGGTCATCCATTTAAGCTCAGCACTACTAGAACAACCCTCCACTAATGAGGCAGCTGTCTTAGGCCCAATCCCTGGTATACCCTTAACATTATCACCTGTATCACCTTTAAGCATCTGTTCAACAAAGAACCGGTCAGCTTCAAAGTTATTTATAGGAGTGATTTTATGCTTACTCATATCGAAATGAGTTATACCACCCAATTGCTTGAGGTCTTTATCTGCAGTTATTACAACGATCTCATCGAATTCACTCTGGTATTGGGTTTTCGCAATACTTACGGCATCATCTGCCTCCATGCCACTCACCGGTATAAATCCCCATCTGTCGAACATTTCTTTGTGGATAGTAGGGCGCCACTTCACGATAAAGTCAGGAGTTTCCGGTCTATTTGCTTTGTATTCCGGATCTATTGCAAATCTAAAGTTAGGAGCTGTTGTTTTATCACTTGAGCCGTAAAATCCTATGTAATGTGTTGCTTCGGATTCTCTAAGCAATTCATGTATAAACTGATTAAGACTGATCTTTACCATGTTTGCTACCTTCTTTGTCTTAAACTTCCAAGCAATTATATAAATCATAGAATCAGCATCAATTATTGCTAATTTCTTCATTTTTAATAATTAAATTTGAATCATCCTTAGATAGAACAATTTCAAGTAATTGGATTTTGGTCTTACCAATCTGAGTTTGAAGTATTATTTCTTCATTATGAATAGCCACTAAAACATCAGCTCCATTATGAATCTCTTTACCATCAACCTTTATGGATTTAACCACTACATTCTTCTTCTTTAAATTAATCATACTTTAAGGGAATAAAAAAAAGGCCGAAGCAATTAAGCCCCGGCCTTCTGTAGTAAGAATATTGTCGATTACAGACCTAAGTCGGTAGTCGAAGTAGCGATATCAGCAATCAATTTGTTGCTGTTTTCAACTGCTTTAGCTTTGTAGTCAGCCCACTCAGCATCTTTCATAGCAGCGTATTTCGAAGAATGATAAATTCCTTTGTTACGGCCTTCAACAGCACCATAAACGAAATACTCACGTACTCTGATAGCACCGTCGCTATAAGCGTTTACATCACAGATTGCACCAATCTCAGCTGGGTCAACGAAACATTCTAACAACTGACAGTTAAGTCCTTTGTAAGATGAAACATATCTCCATCCTCCGACGTGAAGACCTTTCACACAAGTGGTATTGTCGTTGGTGTTAACCTGAGACCATTTCTCCAAAGTGTGTTTTTTACCTACAGAGATCAAGTGACCTTTAACATCACCTGACATGAACTCATCACCGCTAGTACCCTGTACTGGTGGCTCGAAGAACAATTCTTCAGAGAATTCAGGTAAGATAGACTCACCTTTGGTAATTTTACCGGTGTGTATATCGATGGTATCCGGAGTTTTTGGATACAAAGGAGCTTTCACAGCTTTGTTCTCTTCGTTGATGATCCAACCTTCAGTAAGCAATTTTGCATACTTTTTAGCGACCAACAAACCTTCCTGGGTAATAGCAACGTCATTGTACATTGCACGGGCAGTAGCAGTTTCTTCAGAGAAACCTTCGTCCTCGATAAGGCGAGCAACTTCTTCGTTGTCAACGATGACAGACGTGATATAATCAACGAATTTCTCAGCTTTGTTAACTGTGAAATTAGGATTACGTAAGAAACGA